GATGCTCCCGTTCCTGATGGTGTGGCGATGACGGGTACCGGTAATCCGTTCCTGATGTCGTACTTCACTCAGACCACTGACGGCAGGGTGAATCTGATGCATCACAGGAAAGCCGGAAACACGAAGCTGGGGGAGTTCGGCGATTACGGTAACGACTGGCAGACGCTGGAGCTGGTGTTCACCGCCGGCAGTGCCACGGTTACTCCGAAACTGAATGGAGTGGCTGGCCCGGCATTCCAGGTTATAAAAGACAGTCTGACACTGGGACTGAATGCGCTGACGCTGACGGATGTTACAAAAAATGCAGCGTATGGCGTTGAGATAGAAAGTCTGATGCTGGAGATAAATGCACCGGCAGCATAATAAAAAAACAGCCAGTACTGACTTTCGTCGGAGAAGTACTGGCTAAGAAGGATAGTTGGGTTTCACATGATACTTATATCTGGCAGTACATTTTCTGACAGACAGTGATGGGTGTTGTCAAGATATTGTGTCATTTATAACCTGAATCAGGGGGGGGAGCCGGAATGTTATCTGGCATTTTTAGCAGAGCCTGAATGCCATAATCACGGCTCCCGGCGTTGGCCGTCAGTGGGCGACACTGGCGGCTTTTTGTTTTCCTTTACTTTCATTTTCTGTCGGCGGTGACGGAGACATACATCAGATGGAAAAAATCACAACAGGTGTGTCATACACCACGTCAGCGGTGGGGACGGGATACTGGTTACTGCAGCTGCTGGACAAAGTCTCTCCGTCCCAGTGGGTGGCAATCGGTGTGCTGGGGAGTCTGCTGTTTGGCCTGCTGACGTATCTGACTAACCTGTATTTCAAAATCAGAGAGGACCGTCGTAAGGCGGCGCGGGGGGAGTAAAGCGATGAAGAAAAAATACGAACTGGGTGTTAAAGGGATAAATAATTACCCGGATAAGATTACTGTTACTGTGGCACTGGAAATTGGTGGGTATCCGTCACTGTTGTTGCCAGATGTGGCGATTAGTCTTGACCGTACTGAAGGTGCCACGCTGGAGTTTTACGAAGCTGAGGCGAAAAAGCAGGCGAAGCAGTTTTTCATGGATGTTGCTGCCGGGTTATGTGAAGGGGATGGTCCGTTGCCGGAAAAGCGCCCCGTAATTTTAGAGGCGCAGGATGTGTTGATAACCTACAGAGGAAAACTACCGGGAATAATTACTGGTTCTCTGAAGACTCCACCGCTGGCCTGAAGACTTAACATATCCAGGGATTTGAAATCGATAAATCCTGATAAATATCCATGAACGCAAAAATCAGATACGGCCTGTCGGCTGCCGTTCTGGCGCTGATTGGTGCAGGGGCGTCTGCGCCTGAAATCCTCGACCAGTTTCTGGATGAAAAGGAAGGTAACCACACCACGGCATACCGTGATGGTGCGGGGATCTGGACCATCTGCCGCGGTGCCATCCTGGTGGATGGTAAACCTGTCGTTCCGGGCATGAAGTTGTCGAAGGAAAAATGCGACCGGGTTAACGCCATTGAGCGTGATAAGGCGCTGGCATGGGTGGAGAAAAACATCAAAGTGCCACTGACCGAACCCCAGAAAGCGGGGATCGCGTCATTCTGTCCGTACAACATTGGTCCCGGTAAATGTTTCCCGTCGACGTTTTACAGACGAATTAATGCAGGTGATCGCAGGGGAGCGTGTGAGGCGATTCGCTGGTGGATTAAGGACGGTGGCAGAGACTGCCGTATTCGCTCAAATAACTGTTACGGTCAGGTATCCCGTCGCGACCAGGAGAGTGCGCTGGCGTGCTGGGGAATCGACAGATAAGCAGAATATTTTGCTGAAAAATGCGGTTTGCTCACACGGACGGATAACACGAAATCCTGCGAACTGACAAAAACTAAGTGAATAAAAGTAAAAACCCCATTTGTTGGCTGCAAGCGGGGTTTTGTGTTTCCTGACTCCGGAAAAGTCAAAGGAGAAAGTGTGTTTGATTTTAGCAAACTGATTCGGGAGATTCGAGTGATGGCTGAAAAATTATCCACCTGGAAGTTCATCCTTATCTGGCTGGTGTTTGTGATTATGGCCTCCGGTTATTTCATCGGTCAGATACGCTGGTGGTGAAATGAACCGCGTACTGTGCGTGGTCATCATTGCCCTGCTGGTGGCCTGTGGTGCGCTTAGTCTGGGGCTGAATCATTACCGTGATAACGCCATAACCTACAAAGAGCAGCGCGATAAAAAAGTCAGTGAGCTGGAGCAGGCAAATGCAACCATTACTGATATGCAGCAGCGCCAGCGTGATGTTGCTGCACTTGATGCCAGATACTCGAGGGAATTAGCCGATGCGAGAGCTGAAAATGAAACTCTGCGCGCTGACGTTGCCGCTGGTCGTAAGCGCCTGCGGATCAACGCCACCTGCCCCGGTACCGTGCGTGAAGCCCCCACCACCTCCGGCGTGGATAATGCAACCGGCCCCCGACTGGCAGACACCGCTGAACGGGATTATTTCACTCTCAGAGAGCGGTTGATGCTGATGCAGAAGCAGCTGGAAGTGGCGCAGGAATATATCCGCACTCAGTGCCTGAAATAAGTTTTGCTGATGCGCGGTATTGTCGCCGTATCCCCGCATTAACAGAGACCGCAGCCCGACCGGGAGACTCCTCTGCGCGAGTGTGCGGGGATAATCAAAAACGATACACACCGGGGTTTACCGCGTTAACGGAGCGCGGCGTTGTCCCCTCATAGTCGCCTGTCCGGTGCGATGGTGGAAGAAACCGGACTACATTGAAAATGATAACCATTATCATTTTGCGGGTCCTTTCCGGCGATCCGGGCCGTTACGGGGCGGCGACCTCGCGGGTTTTCGCTATTTATGAAAATTTTCCGGGGAAAATCATGTCGGTACTTCTCGAACATAACTATTTGTTTTTTCTAATATCGAATCCGTAAAAGGTCCGACATGAAAACGCCTAAAAAAGTCATTTTCGGGCACTTTCATGTCGGCCCCTGTATTTATTGTGAGACTGTTTCATGAAGGTTAATAAAAAGAAACTTGCCGAAATTTTCAACGTGGATCCGCGAACGATTGAACGCTGGCAGTCTCAGGGACTCCCTTGTGTCTCCGGAGGTGGTAAGGGCGTTGAATCTGTATTTGATACCGCCATGGCAATTCAGTGGTATGCGCAGAGGGAAGCTGATATCGAAAATGAAAAACTCCGTAAAGAGGTTGAGGATTACAGGGCTGCCAGTGAGGCAGATCTCCAGCCTGGGACTATTGAGTACGAACGCCATCGACTTACGCGTGCGCAGGCCGACGCACAGGAGCTGAAGAATGCCAGAGACTCCGCAGAGGTGGTGGAAACCGCATTCTGTACTTTCGTGCTGTCACGGATCGCAGGTGAAATTGCCAGTATTCTTGACGGGATCCCTCTCTCGGTACAGCGGCGTTTTCCGGAACTGGAAAACCGACATGTTGATTTCCTGAAACGGGATATCATCAAAGCCATGAACAAAGCAGCCGCGCTGGATGAACTGATACCGGGGTTGCTGAGTGAATATATCGAACAGTCAGATTGATATTCTGCGGCGTGATGTACGCGCCGGGCTGCGAGCCCTGTTCAGGCCGGAGCCACAGACTGCCGTTGAATGGGCGGATGCCAGTTACTATCTCCCGAAAGAATCCGCATACCAGGAAGGGCGCTGGGAAACACTGCCCTTTCAGCGGGCCATCATGAATGCGATGGGCAGCGACTACATCCGTGAGGTGAATGTGGTGAAGTCTGCCCGTGTCGGTTATTCCAAAATGCTGCTGGGTGTTTATGCCTACTTTATAGAGCATAAGCAGCGCAACACCCTTATCTGGTTGCCGACGGATGGTGATGCCGAGAACTTTATGAAAACCCACGTTGAGCCGACTATTCGTGATATTCCGTCGCTGCTGGCGCTGGCCCCGTGGTATGGCAAAAAGCACCGGGATAACACGCTCACCATGAAGCGTTTCACCAATGGGCGTGGCTTCTGGTGCCTGGGCGGTAAAGCGGCAAAAAACTACCGTGAAAAGTCAGTGGATGTGGCGGGTTATGATGAACTTGCTGCCTTTGATGAGGATATTGAACAGGAAGGCTCTCCAACGTTCCTGGGCGATAAGCGTATTGAAGGCTCGGTCTGGCCAAAGTCCATCCGTGGCTCCACGCCCAAAGTGAGAGGCACCTGTCAGATTGAGCGTGCAGCCAGTGAATCCCCGCATTTTATGCGTTTTCATGTTGCCTGCCCGCACTGCGGGGAGGAGCAGTACCTTAAATTTGGCGATAAAGAGACGCCGTTTGGCCTCAAATGGACGCCGGATGATCCCTCCAGCGTGTTTTATCTCTGCGAACATAATGCCTGCGTCATCCGCCAGCAGGAGCTGGACTTCACTGATGCCCGTTATATCTGCGAAAAGACCGGGATCTGGACCCGTGATGGCATTCTCTGGTTTTCGTCATCCGGTGAAGAGATTGAACCGCCTGACAGCGTGACCTTTCACATCTGGACGGCGTACAGCCCGTTCACCACCTGGGTGCAGATTGTCAAAGACTGGATGAAGACGAAAGGGGATACGGGAAAACGTAAAACCTTCGTGAACACCACGCTCGGTGAGACGTGGGAGGCGAAAATTGGCGAACGTCCGGATGCTGAAGTGATGGCAGAGCGGAAAGAG